CAGGATCAATAAGTCCCTGAGAGCGTGGAACTGCTGAGATGGCCGATCAGCTGTGCATCGACTGCGGCGGGCAATTCCCACTTTCCCCCGACCACTGGCGAAAGCGCAAGGACGGTCGATGGGACACTCGATGCCTGATCTGCCGAGCAAAAGTCAACAGGGGCAAGCGCGCAAAGCAAAAAGAAAAAGACTCCAGCGCCATCGAGCGCGGAGCCGTGAACACGTTCCTGGAGGCCGCGAGGCAGGGTGGCGAGAACATCCCGCACTCCAGCGAGCTCCTCGAGAGACTCATGGAGTATTTCGGTGGAACGAGTGGGTTCTCTGCGCTCCTAGTCAAACAGTATTTCGACTCCGCGCCGGGCGGGGCTACTCGTACGAAGATGCTGGACTCTCTCGTCCGGCTGGTGGTCAAGAACACGGACATGGGTGGGGCCAAGAAGCCTCTGGGTCAATGGACAGACGACGAGCTGGAGCTCGAGCTGGACGGCCGGCTGCGCGTTCTGGCGCAACAGTTTCAGGGGAGAATCGTAGATGGGACGCTCGCGCAAGAAGCCAGTGGCACCGCCGCCGCTGCCGTCAATCTCGAAAATGGGGAACTTCCAGGCGGCCCAGCTAAAAGAGATCCAGGCCGAGCTCGCCGATCGAAGAATCGAAGCGCTAAAGCTGTACCAGCCGACGCCGACGCAGGCGGAGATGCACGCCTGCAAGGCAAGCGAAATCATCGTTCTCGGCGGTAATCGCTCCGGCAAGTCCCTGTCCACCTTTGTCGAGGATGCCCGTGCCGTGACAGGCATGGATCCTCACGGGAAGTATCCAGAGCGAGACGGGAACCTCGTCATCGTAGGGCGGGACTGGAAGCATATCGGAATGGTCGTGTACCCGATGCTGTTTCGGGCCGGCGCATTCAAGATCATCAAGGACCAGGCCACCGGCCAGTGGCGCGCATTCAATCCGAGCGCAGACGCTGCCCGTGCGAGCGAAGCCAAGCCAGCGCCTCCGCTCATTCCTCCGAGAATGGTGAAGAAGATCTCCTGGCTCTTGAAGAGCGCCCGATATCTAACGAGCGCCGAGCTCACAAACGGATGGACGATCTACTTCTTCAGCTCTGAAGGCGAGCCTCCTCAGGGATTTCAGGCCAATCGTGTCCATATCGACGAGGACCTTTCTTCAGAGGCGTGGCTCCCGGAAATGCAGGCTCGTCTTGCGGACCGCAAGGGCTGCCTGTGCTGGAGCGCCATGCCGCACAGCAAGAACGACTCTCTCGCAGGCCTGGCGGAGCGCGCTGATGCAGCCGTGCAGGCCGAGAACCCGAACCCGGACATCGTCAAGTTCGTGCTCCGGTTTCTGGACAACCCGCACATCGACGACGACGAGAAGCGCAAGAACCTCGAGCGCTGGGCTGCGCTGGGGGACGACGTCCTGCGTATGCGCAGCGAGGGCGAGTTCGTCACGGACTCGATCCTGTGCTACCCGACATTTGCCATGTCAGTGCATGGCTACGACCGGGCGGAACTGCCTCAAAACGTTGTGCCGGCAGAATGGACTCGGTACGCCGTCATTGATCCCGGCCATGCTGTCACATCAGTGCTATTTGCCGCCGTCCCGCCAGACGAGGAGATGGTTCTGGTGTACGACCAGCTCTATATCAGGCAATGCAATGCCGTAATTTTCGGCGAGAAATTCGCAGAAAAAACGAAGGGGCAGTCGTTCCATGCGTTCATTATCGACATGCACGGCGGACGCATCCGCGAGATCGGATCTGGCCGGCTGCCGGTAGAGCTGTACACGGAGCAGCTTCGCCAGCGAGGAGTTTCTAGCGCAGTCACGGGGTCCAGCTTCCTGGCAGGCTGCGACGACGTCCAGGCCCGCATGGCAGCTACGCAGAACTACATGCACATCCGCCCTCAGGGCACGCCGTCCCTGCGCATCCTGCGCGGATCCTGCCCAGACCTAGAGCGAGAACTCAAGCGCTACAAGAAGAAAGTCAACTACCTGGCGGGCACTTATATCGTCACGGATCAGCCGAACACGAGGGGCGAGGTTCACGCCTGCCAGTGCCTCGAATACCTGTGCGCCTACAGGCCGAAGTACCACAAGCCTAAGGTCGAGATCAAGGATGAGCCTTGGTACGTTGATTGGGTCCGCAGGCGCAAGAAACGTACGGGCGCCGGCGAAAACTTCGTGTGGCTCGGTCCCTCCTCAGGAATGAACAATGGTAGCTAACTTCACTCCCCCCGACGTCCGTCTCGGCGACTCCGTGTACTGGTACCACGACCCGCTTGCGCTCCACGAGCCGCGACTCGGATGGGTGTGCGAGCGGCCGGGCGCCCAGACGGTTTCCATTCTCGTATTCGCGCCAGGCACGGGGTTCGTCGAGAAGACGAGCGTCCGCCACAAGGACGATCCTGGCCTCCAGGAAAACCCCGCCTGGCGCGGGTGGGGCTGCTGGGACTTCAGCTCGTCTCACAAGGACGTACTGCGCGCGCAGCAGGTCGCCTCGAGCGTCGCACTGAACCACGATCGAGATGCACGGAAGCAGGGGTCCAATGCCGTCAAATGACAATGGCGAAGATGTCCTTCGTGGCATCTCGAGCAGCTGGCTGAAGAAGATCGAGCTCGCCCTCAAGCACAAGCGCCCCTTCACGGAAGATGCGCGAGAGGCGATGGACTTCTTTGACGGCCCGCACAACTGGTTCTGGAAGGAGGAGTACGCTCGCAGCGAGTTTGGCTACAACCGCTCGATCACGCCTCCCGGATTTCGGATGCAGCTCAATCGCGTTTTCGAGGCCGTAAAGCTGTTTGCGAGTGTCATCTACCACCGCAATCCCGTGCGGCAGGTGAACCCGAAGAAGTTTCCGGAGATCCCTCCAGAGGCTCTGGGCATCGACCCCAACAACCCAGAGGTCGTCCAGCAGTACGGAATGGCGCTGCAGGACACGGCCATGCGTGACGCAGTTCGCGACACAGTGTCCCGCCTCCTGAGTGCGTATCTGAATTACACCCCGAACGAGCTGGATCTCAAGACCCACAGCCGTCGCGTGGTGGATGAAGCGATCATCAAAGGCGGCGGCGCGTGGTGGACTGAGCTCGTGACGGATCCCGGCAACCAGGTCAACGCCGTAGGCAGCTTCGCCGACTCGATCGACAACCTCGTCCTAGATCCCGACGCAACCGAGCTCGAGGACATCACGTGGTGCGCACGGAAGTGCGTCCACCCGATCGACGTCGTTGCCGAGAAGTACGGCCTGGACGTCGAGCAGCTCAAGGGAAACCTAGAGGGCAAGGCGGACTACCGCTCAGGCGACGCCTTTGCCTCTCCGCGTGCAGCTGACGATCACCGGTCTTCTGCCCGACGCGTCGGCAAGACCAACGACCTGATGACGTATTGGAAAATCTGGAGCAAGACAGGCTTCGGCGATCGGCTCAAGGACGCGCCGAAAGAGCAGCGCGGGTTCTTCGACGCGATCGGCCCGAACGCCTACATCGTGGTCGCCGAAGGCGTGAACTTTCCGCTCAACGTTCCGCCGGCCATTTTGCAGGAGCAGGTCGACGAGCAGACCGGGCTGCCGCAGTCGATGTTTCGAGCAGTGCAATGGCCGATCCCGTTCTGGGCCGAGAGCAACGGCTGGCCGTTCACGATGCTGAGCTTCCACCGGAAGCCAGGCTACGTCTGGCCGATATCGCACATCAAGCCCGGCATCCCCGAGCTGCGGTTCCTGTGCTGGGCGTTCTCTTTCCTTGCCCAGCGCGTCGCCGTGAGCTGCGAAACCCTGATCGGCGTATCGAAGGCAGCAGACCAGGACATCAAGGACCAGATCCTGTCGCAGTCTCAGGGCGGCTTCAAGATTATCGAACTCTCCGAGATTCTCGGTCGCAGTGTGTCGGACGTGATCTCGGTGTTCCAGATGCCTAACGCAACGCAGGAAATCTGGTCGGTCATCAACGCCGTTACGGAAATGCTCGAGAAGCGTCTCGGCCTAACGGAGCTGGTTTACGGCCTGAGCAACAAGCAGATCAGGTCGGCCACTGAAGCATCGGTCCGGTCGGAGCAGATCAGCATCCGCCCAGACGACATGGCCGAGTGCGTCGAAAACGCCATGTCGCAGATCGCCCGCAAGGAGGCGCTTGCGGCCAGGTGGCTACTGACCCCCGAAGACGTTTCGCCTGTGGTTGGACCAATCGGTGCGGCTGCGTGGGCCCAGCACGTGTCCTCGATGGAGCCGATCCAGGTGGCGCGGGAGTACGACTACAGAATTGAGTCTGGTTCTGCGCGAAAGCCCAACAAGTCGACACGCCAAGAGCAGATGCAGGCCGCTCTGCAGAATCTCGGCCCTGTTCTCAGCAACCTGATTGGTGCCGGAGTCGTGGAGCCGTTCAACGCCCTGATCAAGGACTGGGCGGATTCGCTCGACCTCGACGCCGCGCCGTACCTCATTCCTCCCCCTCCCCCACCGCCCGAGCCTCAGGCCATGCCGCCGGCGCCCGAAGAGCAGGCCCCTCCTCAGGACGGACCTCCGCCTGAGCAGGCTCCGCCGCAGGAGCCGCCGCCCATCCCGCAGGAGCTGTCCCCGTGAAGTCTCGGCCACCGCTTCCCCATGACGTGGCGTGCGCCAGCACGGAAGTGCAGCAGCACTACCTGCGCATGATCTCAGACGGCCAAAACGAGAGATGGGCCGAGATGTGCGCCCTGCAGGCTCCTCCTGGCACTAGGGGGACCGACCGGGCACTAATGCAGGGGAGGTACGGCGGTGAGTGGATGGGCCAAATGCCCAGCCATATGGCCGCCAGGATCCTCAGGGAAGCCCGCAAGGCCGGGATCAACGTCTCCGGGAAGTTCTACATGGGGGGGCTGGCGGACAAGCGCGGGCACCTAGATCCGGCCGCGTGGATCGACAGCGTGGCGGACATAAAGAAAGTAGCGCAGCAGCGCGACCTGCACGTATCCGGGATCGTGGACCACACCCCACCAGAGAAGCCCCCAAAGAAGAGCGTCGACATAGCCCCCGACATCCTCAAAGAGCACGTCCGTCGCGAGATGAAGGCACACCCGAAGCTCTCTCGCGGCGAAGCCATCGAGAAGGTGAAGGACCGCATCGTTCCGCACTGGAAAAGGAAGAAGAAGTAATGCCCAACAAGATCGAGCGACTCAGTTCTGTCACGAGTGCAGTGGTTGCCACCAACTCCACTTCCACAAGCCCAAAGATTCCGTTCGGTGCCGCTGCTGGCGGTGTCCTCGTCGTGGACGCCGTAGCGAGCGGTGCAACCTCACTTGCGTGGCACGTGGCCTTTGGTCCGGAACTCACGCCGGTTCCCGTGAACGACGGCACGGCCGATGTGTCCACGACCATCGTCGCCAACAAGGCATACCCGATCCCGGACGCCCTGTTCGCCGCTCCTTTCATCGTGGCCGTCACGAACGCTGGCACTGCTACGTTCCGCCTTTGCGTGAAGGGCTAACGGATGCCTCTCGTCAAAATTCAAGTCCGCCGGGACACGGCCGCGAACTGGGCTGCAACCAATCCCGTTCTTGCTGTTGGCGAGCCCGGCCTTGAGACGGACACCGGCAAGGTCAAGTATGGCGACGGTGTGCGGAACTGGGCCACGCTCCCGTACTCGTCTGGGGTAGCGCTTGGGTCCACAACGCCTCCGGCCGCTGGCACTGCTTCTGCTGGCACGAGCGAGACGGCCGCACGGGCAGATCACTCCCACGCCATGCCTTCCAACCTCTCTGCCTATACT